GGCACCCCTGCCGACCACACCAAACACCTACACAAATGGCTTTCCTCAGCAAAACCGCCTCAGCAGCAGTCACCTCCAACGGCACCGGCGGCGGCTACCTCAGCCTTTCAAAACTCCCCGATGGTGGTTCCGTCCGCTTCGCCCTACTCACTGACGAACCTCTGGAGTTCTACGAGTGCTGGGGTGCCGCCAACGGCGCCAACAAGCCCTTCCGCTTTTCATACGAACCTACATACGAAGATGTCGTGGCTGAAATGGGCGACTTCGAGCCCCGCGAAGGACGCGGCGGCCCTGGAACAGCAGACGTGAAGTTCGCCATCGCCTGCCCGGTCTACAACTACGAGTCCGGCAAGGTCCAAGTTCTGCAGATCACCCAGAAGTCGATCCTGAAGGAAATCGACCAGATCTCCCAGATGGAGGACTACGCCGAACTGCTGGAGTGGGACTTCACCATCGGCAAAAAGGGCAGCGGCCTTACCACCGAGTACACCGTTCGCCCCGTCCCCCGCAAAAAAGGCAGCCAAGAGCACATCGACGCCGCCTGGATCGAGGCCAAATCCGAAGGCTTCGATATCACCCGCCTGCTGACCGGAGGCAACCCCTTCAAGGCCGCCTGATTAACAAGCCCAAATTTCTGACGGGGGCCTAACAAGCCCCTTTTTTACTGGTATTATCACTATGGGAAAAACTATTCAAATGGCCTCCAATACGCAAGACACACTGGCATCACTGCGTAAATGGAGGCTGGAACAAGACAATTCAGGCCCCTTCCGGGTCTACCGGGACATCAATAACAACATCTACCATAGTGTTACACACATCCTAAAGGAAACTAGCGACAAAACCGGACTGGAACGTTGGGAAGCCCGGCTGGGACCCGTCGAGGCAAGCTGCCAGCGCAATATCGCCGCCACGCGAGGCAACATGGCCCATTCACAGGCCGAATACCTCCTCAAGACAGCCCAACAACTGGCACGTTCCACCGCCAACAAGCGCAACAGTATTCGCTGGGACGACAACGGTCTGGCACGCATCCCTACCCCCATCACCCAATGGGCACTCAAACGAGTCCGCCCCAACGTCCCCCGAGTTGGCTGGAGCGCCTCCGGCTACGCCCGCAGTCTTTCCGATTGGATCGCCGAAAACGTTACCGAGATTTTCGCGTCCGAATTTTCCATTCACCACCCGGCCGGCTTTGCTGGAACCTGCGACGCCCTGATCGGCCTCAAAAACAACGAGCTGGTACTAGCGGACTGGAAAACCAGCGTCGGCCGCAAAACCAAACTCGACGAAGACGGCCTGGAACGCCTCCCGCCCGGCCATTCATACATTGACCAATGCGGCGCCTACTCACTGGGCCTCACCCACCTCACCGGCCTCAAACCAACTGGCGCAGCCATCGTCCTGGCACGCCGCTGCGGCGCCCCCAACATCCACACGATGACTAGGGCAGAACTAGACGACGCCGAAAAGTCATTCATGGCCAGGGTGGAACAGTATTTTGATCAGCTCCAAAACGCCATTCACACGGCCTAAAAACCCATTCATGTATTGTTTCGGCCATTCATAGCCTCAATACTTGGCACGTATTGGTGCTCCTGCCGATACCTACAGGCGCCCGAGCCTCCCACTGCGGGAGGTCTGCTGGAGCGTGGCTGGTGCTCAGCCCTGCGGGCTTCGCACGGTGCGTCTCGTGAGTCTCACTGAGAAGGGGAATGAAAACCATTCTCAAGCCAAGGCACAAAAAAGGGCTCCCGTGGTGGGAGCCCGGCCGGAGCACTAGCGGATTGTGACGGTAGCGGTTCCGTTGATTGGAACCCCTAACCGGTAGGCAGCACCGGCAGAAAGGTCAACCGATCCGCAGTCACAACGATCTGTGACTGGAACCGTTAGCACTCTGCCGCGATGCTCGATCCGTAACCGGGTGCCGCAAGGCAGCCAAGGGTGAGCCGCACTGATTCCCCAATGTTGGTACGTTTGCCCACAAGCGGTCGTGCGGCCGTGGTAGTAGGGGTGATAAACCGTCGCGGTAACTTGTCTGGCTCCCACTGGAGCGTGGGTCGCTGCGATCAACCACAAAAGTAGGACGCGCTTCATGCTGCCCCCTTGCGTGAAGGCTGGCGCTTACCTGCATCGCTCCGCCGCTTACGCGGTGCCCCCGGCGTTGCCTTAGCCCGGTTGGCTGGAGCCTTCACGGGTTCGGGTGTGCGCGGAAAAAGTCCCGTAGCTTGTGGAAAAAGTTCTGCCGGGATATCAGCTCCGCCGTTCAACTGCTGGCACGCTCGCCAGTAGGGCACAAGCTCGCGCCATACCTGGAGCGGGCCTTCCTTGCCGTGGGCTGCCTGCAGCGCCAGCAGATCGGCCCAATCCGAAGCTTCAATGCTGGAGCGCTCTACCGCCCATCTCAGGTCGCGTAGGTGGCGCTTCTCTAGGCGCAACTGTTCGCGTTCAGCCTCTCGGGCGTCTGCGCGGTCTCTCTGACTGGTGAACATAGGCTCGATTTGCCGTACCGTTTAACAGTATCACCAGGGTCAACCCTCGCCGGATCGTTCTCTTGTGGTACTGTATGGAAGTCCCACAAGCCACAACCATGGCAACCACAACCACACCCAAGGCCAGCCCCGTTCTGCTGGAGCGTATCGGCCGGCTGGAGATTTGCTCCGGCCACTGGCTGCTGATCCGTGACGGTGAGCCCGAGACCGATTGCAGCCACCAGTGGCACCACACCCCAGAACGCCACCTTGAGACCTGCCTAGCTGAGCGCTGGCGCGGCGTGTCTCTCGGTTTCGTTCCCTCCTATTGCGGCTGGAGCGATTACGACAGCACCGGCCTAGTTGGTAAGGCCAACTACAACGTGTTGACCGATCCCGCCAGCACACCGGATCCGCTCGGCGGCATCCTCACCATTGGCTACGGATGGAACGGTTCCGGCGTTGTGCTGGATCTGTTGCGGGTTCCGGCAGACGTGATCGAGACCGTGGAAGCGCTGGAAGCGTATCCGCTGATCTCGGACGATGAGCACTCCACGCTGGAGATGGAAGAGATCGACCGGGCCTGGCAAGACTCCTACGCGAGCGAATGGCGCGACGCTATCCGAGATCAGCTGGCGGCCTACTGCCCCGAAGCGGTGCTGGATCAAAACCAGTACGGCCCGAGCACCGCAAAGTTTTGGGCTGATGATCAGCTCGATTTGCTGCCTGAAGACAAGCTAGAGCGGGATTTGCTGGAGCTTTTCAACGTTTGCCGCGAATGGGCAAGCGAGGAATGGGTGGTTGAGGATCTCAGCTGCGGTGCCTACATCAGGCTTGAGAAGGTCGCGGCTGGTGTTGATCGCTCGGATCTGGTGGCGCTCACTGGCCTGATGGCTCCGGCGATGCACTGGCGCCGGCGCTTGCCTGATGGCGCAATCTGCTGTAGTGTATTTCACGAGACCCAACCCTAAGGCTCACACCATGACAGACACCTCTTTCCACTGGAACGGCTCGCACGTAAGCGGCTCTCGCGCTTGTGCTTCCGTTCGTTACGCAGGCCCTACTAACAGCCGCGGCTCGCGCTGGCTCGCAACTATCAGGCGTGATTCCGGCACCGTGTGGCGTGGTTCTGCCACATTCGAGGAAGGCCCGATTACTGCGGCGCTTCGGGCAGCCACCAAGGCTGGCGTGGAGTGGCAGGCGCTGACCTGCCTAAGCCTCGATCCTGACACCTACGTCGTGGGGTTCTGATCATGCTTTCTACTCTTACCGTTTGGAATGTTGAGCTGACCGATACGTTCGGCGGCGAGGCCAACTACAGCTGGGTGCGGCGTGATCAACTGGCGCTTCCGCAGGACGCCAGTCGCCGGCAGATCGTGACGGCTGCCAAGGCTCTACTGGGGCTGACAGGTTGCCGGTGCCGGACGTTTGAGATCGGCGAGGGATTTGAGCTTCGCCCAGTGGGATCGTGCACCGTGGCTTTTGTCTTGCCGTCTTACTGATCATGCGTTACGCAACCTGGCTCACCCGGCCTGATGGGACCCCATCTCCTGCCGGCCCGTCTTACGTCACCGCTTCAGGGATCGTGCACGCTCAGCGCAAGGCCGCAGAGATTTTGCAGGATCTGCAGGCCAGTGGTGCACTAGTTGGCTGGAGCATCTCCACTGTGACTGAAGCTCCTTAAGGGGAGCGCCTACCGATCAACGGCCCGGCCACTGCTGCCGGGCTTTTTGCTGCAAACGTGACAGCAAGGCAGCTTATCATTGGAGCATAGAGTTTGTGACTCAAACGGTGCCCGATTCTGACGAGTTGGAAGTAACGAAACCAACGACCGTTGCTAATGACGAGTCAAAGCGGTGGCGTGGTGGAAGGCCGATTAACGCGGCTCAAATGGAAGAACGGGTTACTGCTGCCTACAACTTGATGCTCACTGGTGGGAGCCGTCGCAGTAACGCTGGCCACTTAGCCTCTCGCTTCGGTGTCAGTATTCGGCAGGCTGAGAACTACATCTCAGCCGCTCAGCAGCTTTTAAAGACGGACTTTGAAGGCCAGCGAGACGAGATTCTGAACCAAGTAAACGCGCTACGCATGACGGCGATCAATAAAGCGCTTAAGCGCGGCAACCTGCAGGTAGTGGCTCACCTGCTCGATAGCGTCGCGCGTAGCTTCGGCGAGGGAAGTCAGGAGAACCAGGCAGTCGCTGCCCCCACGCTGAACATCACCGTTGAAGACAAGCGCCAGGGCTAGCCATCCGGCCGATAGTGTGCAACAATGGGAGAGTAAGCAAATCAAGCTTCCTCATGAAAAGCACCCACCCTGCGGTGATCCACGCGCGTCGCGTCTTCGCGGGCGACGTTCCGAACGAGACCGGCAAGCCCTGGCGCGGATGGCTGATCGCCGGCCTGTCAGGCGGTGGTGGCTGGGTTGCCGTACGTCAGGCTGACCCTACCGGCCCAATCCGCGTATTCCCTTGCTGCTCACTGGCGCAAGCTAAGGCAACATTGCTCGCCAGCTAAGCGCACCCCTCTTTTCCCTCAAGCACACCACGCTACCCACCATGAATCGCATCCTGACCCTGGCCGCAGTGCTCACCGCTTGCGCGGTGCTCGCTATGGGCGCCGATAATCAGAACCAGCTGGCACGCTGTGAGTCTGCCGGCCGCTCGGCTGCAGAGTGCCGCCTACTCGTGCTCGGGCGCTAGCGAAACAACATAACAACATAAAGCCGGTGTCGTATCACCGGCCTTTTATGTTGACATAATATAACAATACTGTGATACAACATGGGGGTGTGTTCGTGATTCTGTGCTGCGGTTGCGGGACCCAGGGAACCTACTGACACATTCTCAATTTCTTCTTCTGTACTACACCGGGGGCAGGGTTGCGATTCCTGTAATACCCTAGAAGGTACCCATACCCCAAAAAATGCCCGATTCTGCTGGAGCACTTACCCTCCGCTACGCGCAAGGCGAAGTTTTCTCCAGCCGAAAACGCTTCAGAGTGTTGGTAGCTGGCCGAAGGTTCGGCAAAAGTTATCTGTCATGTATCGAGTTATTGCGTGGGGCGATCGAAAGGCCGGGCGAAACCTTCTTCTATGCAGCCCCTACATACCGAATGGCGAAAGACATTGCCTGGAAAGTCCTAAAACGCCTCGTCCCGAAAGCCTGGATCAAATCCAAGAACGAAACGGACCTCAAGATCGAGCTGGTGAACGGCTCAACGATCGAACTGAAGGGCACTGAAAACGCCATGGCCCTCCGAGGCCGCAGTCTGGCTGGCGTGGTCCTCGACGAAGCCGCCTTCATGGACGCCGAGGTCTGGTTCGAGGTGATCCGCCCCGCCCTTGCGGACAAACAAGGCTGGGCACTCTTCATCTCCACGCCCGACGGCACCGCCAGCTGGTTCTACGACCTCTGGTGTTACTGCGAAAACGACGACCCGGATTGGCAGCGCTGGCAATTCACCACCATCCAAGGCGATAACGTCCCCGCAGCAGAAATCGAAGCGGCCCGCGCCCAACTCGACTCGCGCACCTTCCGCCAAGAATTCGAAGCCAGCTTCGAAAACCTCAGCGGCCTCGTCGCCGTCTCCTTCGGAGACGACAACATCGACAAGCAAGTC